AGCCCTAGGGCTCAAATCAAGCCTAAAGCGAAGGGGCGGCCTTTAGGGGACATATTGGAAATTTTTTAAAAGGGGTGAGTGGAGCATAGGGCGACATCTTGGGAATTTTTTAAAAGGGCTTAGTGGAGCAATCCCAATTTACCCACCACCCCCCGGCCCCGACCCCTCCCCCCCCAATTGGGATGAGGTGATCACCCTAGGGATAGAACTAGGGGGAACACCCTGAGCACAAGTGGGAGTAGCAACCCCTGCGCGGGCGAGGCGAGGCTTTAAGGGGTGAAAGGATTGCGCCCATGCCCTTGCCTGCCCCTGACCGTGACCCGTACCTCGACCCTGACCTTGGGTGTTCTCTCTTACGGTCCCTTTCCCGTCCCTTTGCTTTGAGGGAATAGGGCCTTTGGAGGTTTGGGTTGCGGGGATTCGGTTTGCGGGGAGCTAGTCCCTTTCAGATACGTGTTACTACTTATTGCATTTACGCGCTCGCTTCTGGTATCTTGTCGGCGCGCTTGGGATACCCGAGCCGAAACAAAACAAAGAAATGCAAACCAAAGTAACACTCGCCGAGGCTTTCGCCGAGGCTAAATCACGGCAAACGCCTTGGACTCCTGCTGACGAGTCCCGGCTTGAATCCAAGCGGGAGCGCGAGCGCCTTGCGAGGCTCGCCTTTGAAGCTTCAAGGCCGCAAGCGGAGGAAGCCGAGGAAGTGGAGGGCGAAGAATGAAACACGATACCGAACACCTCACACTTGCTGATGTCCTGCTTTATGTCCTGCTTATTGCCGGGCTCGGCTTGGGCCTTGCCTATGCGTTCTAAGCAATTGTTAGTTAATCAGAAACAAACGAACAAATGCAGACATACGTTCACCTATCCCGTGAATCCGGGAATGCTAAGACGGGACCTATCCCTGTCTCGACTACCTCGGCGAAAACCTGTCCTCCGTCTTGTCCGTTTAACCGGGGACAGGGTTGCTACGCGGGGAGCGGTCCGCTTGCCTTGCATTGGCGAAAGGTCACCGCAAGGGAGCGCGGGATGGCTTGGGGTAAGTTTTGCGCGGAGATTGCGGGACTTCCCCAAGGTCAGCTCTGGAGACATAATCAGGCCGGGGACCTTCCCGGACCCGGGGAGCGGATTAACTCTCGGGAGCTTTTCGCCTTAGTTCGCGCAAACCTAGGCAAGCGGGGATTCACTTACACGCACAAGACAAACTCCCGCAGCAACTTGCAAGCGATTGCAAATGCCAACTCCCGAGGGTTCACAATTAACCTTTCCGCTAACAGCCTTGCACACGCGGACACGCTTGCGCGGACTAAAGCGGGGCCTGTCGTTTGCGTGCTCCCGCAGGAACAGACGCGCAATTGCTTAACTCCCGAGGGACGCCGGGTGGTAGTGTGTCCCGCTACGCAACGGGATAACGTTAGCTGCGCAACCTGTCAGCTATGTTCCCGGCGGGAACGGTCAGTCATTATCGGCTTCCCCGCACACGGGACAAGCAAGCGCAAGGCTTCGGCAATTGCGGGAGGTGCGTCTTGAAAGCGCAAGGACAAGCAAGGCACCATTTTTGGGGAGAATACGCGCAATCGATTGCGCTTCGCTTCGCTTCCCCGGAAGTAGCAAGCAAGGCGCGGGATAGGCTTAACTCGACGCTATCCGAAACAAAGGCGAAATGGAAGGTCCCGGATAAGGTCCCGTTTTGCTTGTCTGTTTTCGCTTCCGGCGCGGACCTTGACGCGGTCACCGCTTCGCTTGCGTCTTTTGGCGCGGATATCGGGAAAGTGCAAAGCTTGCGCTTTTCGGTAGATTGCGGGGAGCCTTTCGAAATTGAAATCCCGGAAGGCGAACAAACCCTTATCCCGTTCCCCGGATGAAAAAAGGCGATTTCGTGACCACGGCCTTGTGGCTCGTCGTTTGCGCGGCCTGTCTTTTGTACGGCCTCGGCCTTGCCTTGCTAGGTTAGCCCAAGCCAAGCCAACCCAAGCCTCCCTTTTACCGGGGAGGCTTTTTTGCGCCTATTTGCGGCGATCCGGGCCTTGCCTTGCGCGTTTCCTTCGCGTTTGCGGGGCGCGTGGAACGCGGGGAGTGTCACGGTAGCCCTAGCACATCAAAACCCCTAGAAACGCAAGGAAAGGCCATTTCTAGCGATTTCCGAAACTGGGGAATTTTCCCCAATTCCCTGTACTAGGGGAAAACCCCTGTACTAGGGCGTTCCCCTTAGTAACATCCGTGACTAGGGTGTTTACCCTATTACCTGTACTAGGGTGTTTCTACTACGTAGTCCTACGTATAGACCTGTACATACCTGTACATACCTGTACCTATCCCATCGCCCTGACTGGGGCCCGCATTACACAAAAAATGCCCTTAAAGGCCAAATCCGGCCTTAAAGGGCAAATCCCCTTAAAGGGTGAATCCGTTAGCGAATCTCCTTAAAGCCCAAATCAGCCAGCTTCTGGCGAGCCTCGGCAGCGTTCTTGAAGTTCTTCCCGCGGTTGTGTCCGTAGGGGTTGCCCTGAAACAGCATCGCCCGGCCCACGTCGGGCTGGGTGATGGCGAAGGTCTTCTGGACGGTGGAGTAGGTTGCGATGATCATTTGTGTATGTGTTTAGGGGTTGAGGATGTGGGTGGTCTCTTCCAGAGTGCCGGGGAAGCGGCGACCGAATGCCCGCTTGCCCTTCCGCTGGTTGAAGAAGCGGACGCCAGCGTAGCGGGGGTCCTGCTTCATCGAGGCGACGAGATGGCGAGCGTCCCAACGCTTGCCAGCGAACACCTGCTGGGTGGTGGCGCCATCGAAATACAGGACTGCGGCGGCAATGTCGGGCTGAACGACGAGCACGTAAGGCTCGTTGGGGAGGGTGGCGATTTCTTTGATCATTTTTGGTGTCGGGCTTTGCCCTACGTCACGGAGCAAAAGCGTTTCCTTGGTACAGGTCAATGCCTTTTTTCAACTTTCTTCACAGGTACAGGGCTTGCCTGCGTTTTCCAATTCGGAAAGAACTGGGTATGCCCGAAGCCCAACTTCTCATCCTATTCCTCGCGATTGTCCAAATGGAGAGTGCCGGGGACCTGAATGCCAAGAACGGATCCGCCGTAGGCCCGGCCCAAATCCAGCCCGCCGTGGTGGCTGACGTTCAAGCGTGGGGCCACAAAGCCTCCTTAAGCGACCGATCCAGCTTAGACGGCAGCTTCCGCCTGTTTTGCCTCTACACGGACAGGTGGGTTGCGCGGCACAAGCTACCCGACACGCCACAGACCCGAGCCAACATCTGGAGACACGGGCCTAACTCAAAGTACGCCTTAAAGGGCGAATCCACCAAATACTCCTTAAAGGTTGAATCCCTGATTAAGGATGAGGATCTCAGTTGGGCTCATCCGAATAGCCGTAAATGGCTTAACGACAGAAGGAAGCACAATTTGAGACGCTAGTGTGATGGGCACTTTCTTGGCGGGGATTCCGCTTAAAACCTTAATCTTCTTCGGACTTTCTTCGAACATATCTAGCTGGCTCTCAGGTATTTGCACGCTTAAAGGCAAAATCTCACATCTAAAGCTTGATGTCAACCGTCTAACTACTACGGTCTCGTTATCAGGTGTGTGCCTGAGAAATTCATTTCGCCCGACTGATCCTCGGGTGGGTTGTTCAAGCAATGGCCCGTCAAGCACACACTTGGCGGGCCTTTTGCTTGTGACAACAACCTACTCAACAGATGTGTGCGCTGGCCGTGAGCCGTTTATCCCGGCTTGGCTGTTCGACCTCGGGCTTACCCCGCAAGAAGGCTGGGTGCTCGCCTACCTCTGGCGCTGCCGCAACGCGCAGACTGGCGTATGCAACCCTGCATCCGCGACGATTGCTGAGAAGGCTAATCTCTCGGTGCGGTCGGTCTTCGCCGCCCTTAAGTCCTTAAAGGACAAAGGGCTTATAAGGGTTAACCCGGGAAATAGTGCTCGGTCTAACGCTTACGTTCTCACCCTAAAGGGCGTGGAACTACGTATGCACCATATGCACACCAAGGTACATAACTTAGATAATACTAATAATACTAACCTTGGTATGCACCATATGCATAGTCTCCCCAAGGATGAGAACCTCGGGGTGCTGCATAAGGGCGAAACGCACGCAGCCTTGCTTCAGAGGCTGAAACCGACTCTTAGCCCTAACGCATACCACGACTACCGGGTTGAGCTTAAGGGCGATGGCTACGCCACCGTGATTAACCTTTATGGCGGGCGCACCCGCTTCCCCTTTCCTGTTAGCTAAACCTAAACCCAACAAAACAAATGATGACACTAATATGCACCGGACTCGGATTCCTTATCGGAATCGTCGTAGGAGTTGTGATTCAGTCGGAGAATGGCCCTGACCGGGAGGACTTCGAATGAACCACGCCGAAGAAGCCATCCGGCTAATCACCGGGGACCGGAACGAGAGCTACGGCACCCCAGATCAGGACTTCAGCGGCATCGCCGCGATGTGGACCGGACTCCTCAACACCCGGCTCACCAGCCCCATCACCGCAGAGGATGTTCCCCTGATGATGTGTGCCTTAAAGCTTAGGAGGCAGGCACATAAGCCGAAGGACGACAATTTGATTGACGCGCACGGCTACTTGCTGTGCCTTCAATGGATGCAGACGGGCAAAAGGCCCGTCGTAGGAAACCAAAACATACCAACACACAATGAAGACTAAGAACGCGATGTATAGCCCTGCGGCCACCGCCGCCTACTTCCTCGGACGTGCCGAGACCCATCGGCTGATGGCCCAGACTGAAAGCCGGGACATCTTCCGGAAAGGCTCCCGGAAGATGATGCGGGAAAACGCTCTGCGCGCCGTCTACTGGATGAAGCAGATCGGAGGTGCGTCTTGAACTGGAAAATCACCGAGAAGAGCGAAACTCACTTCTGTGCCGAAGACCCTAATGGCTACTGGAAGGTGTACCAAAAGTGGGACGGATGTCTTGAGATCACTCGCTCAATGAATCGGCCAATTGACGAAGCGCAGGACGACGACATCTCAACGATGCACATCTGCGATTTGGATCGCTTTGTTGAGCGGCTATCCGAACTCGCCGCCCTTACGCAGACCCACCTGCCCAATACAGATGCGGCGCAGAACGCGGCGCGAGTTGTGGAGGTGAAGCCGTGAGCCCGCTAAACGAGCATAAGGATATGATCGCCATCACAGCCTACTACAAGCGTGAGGCTGAGCTGAAGGCTCAGGTGGACGACCTGCAACGGCAGTTGGACAACGCCCGCACGGACTGGCTGTGTGAAACTTGTGATGGCCGGGCCTGTGAGGGCCAGCGGCAGAGTGAGCTGATGTTCGCGGAGAACGAGGCCCTACGGGCTCAGGTCGCCGCGCTTCAGCTTCAACTTGCGAACCGAAAGGAGAAGCCGTGAGTGACACACCTAAAACCGACGCTAAAGCACAATTTTTCGGATTCAATCCAGACGAGGGCGAAGAGTTCGTGCAGGCTGATTTTGCCCGCGAACTGGAGCGCGAGAACGACCGCCTAAAAGATACGCTAAAAACCGGTGAGATGCCAGACCCGGTTTGGTCTAAGGATGATCTATGTTTTATGTACCGAAAGGCTCTTGAGGAGCGTGATGAGCTTGCCGAAAAAAACGTCGCGCTGCGGGCCGACAAGGAACGGCTGGACTGGCTTGAGAAGCATGGCGCGACCTACATTTGTAGCCGCGCCGCCATCGACGCCGCACGAAAGGAGCAGCCGTGCCAATCGTAAACGTCACCGACATCAGCAAGGATCACGTTGCTGAGGCCATTGCCCGAATGGAGATGGACATCAAGACCGTCGCCAGATCGCATAGAGGACTGAGCAGCGGATATATGAAGTTGCTGCGCGAAATTCAGTCTCTAGAAAAAGAGGCTGACACTCTGCGGCAACTGATCATTAAGGAGGGCTACATCATCACCAACTTCAATGGTGAGATGGCGCTTTGCCGCGATCCTTGGCATCAACCGAAGGAGCAGCCGTGAACGCAAAACTCGTCAGTATCACCCAACCCTCTGCTGATCTCATTCAGCAGGGAATCCTCACGGCAGACGACCTCATCGCCTACTGCGCTCGGGTCAGCAACCCCAGCAATCAGCTCAACACCGAGACGGCTCCGCGCCTCCTCGCCTACTGCATCCGGCACGGGCATTGGTCAGTCTTTGAGACTGCCTCGATGACTGTCGAGGTGGAGACCAGCCGGGCCATTGCTGCCCAGCTTCTGCGCCATCGCAGCTTCACGTTTCAAGAGTGGTCCCAAAGGTATGCAGCCAGCGGCGATTTCGAGCCCATAGAGCTACGCAGGCAAGACCTGAAGAACCGGCAGGCATCGGGAGACATCCATGAGGACCCTGATCTGGGCTGGGAGGCGCAGGAGGCGGTGAGCACCATCTTCGGCGTCTACAAGCGCCTGATTGCGGAGGGCGTGAGCAAGGAGACGGCTCGGATGGTGTTGCCTCTCTGCACCCGCACCCGGATGTATGTCACAGGAAACGTCCGAAGCTGGATTCATTATTTCGACCAGAGATGCGCGGAGCACACGCAGAAGGAGCACCGCGAACTAGCCTGCCTGATCCGTGAAATCTTCTCCAAACAATTCCCGAATGTCTTCAACGCCATTAACACAAAGAGCCCAGCTTGATGTTTTGCAATGCGGCCGACCTGCCAAGGTCAAAGCCGAGTTCGCCGCCAAACTAGAGACACAGATAAATGACCTCACAGCCTTCATCCGCGACCCCGCAGTCTTCCAACACCTCAGCGTGGCACAAATCGCCCGGCTCGACGCTATCATTACGGATTAGATTCGAGAACGCAATGAGGGCAGGAATGACCCTAAAGCAACTGAAGGACGCATTCCCGGAGGTTGACCCGAAGAACATCGCCCAGCGCATCACCACGATGGGCTATCAGCGCCACTACCTGACCAACGAAGAGTTTAAACACATCCTAAACCGCAGAAAGATCACAAATGAAACTACCACATAACGAAGAGGCTGAGAGGATTGTCCTTTCGGTCGTAATGAACGAGGGTCCTTCGGCCCTCCTAAAAGCCTTGGACTACAAGGTCACAGAGGCTTGGTTCTACAACCAGTTTGCCAAGGTGATCTGGAAACAGGTCAACGAAGCTCACATCAAGGGGATTGGACTGGAGCCGCACATCATCTGCGCGGAACTCAAGAAGTCCGACCCTGACCTCCGCAAGGTGGGCGGGATGCAGAACTTCGCTGACATCTCAGGAGCCTCGCCTACGCCCCTAGCTTTCGCTTATAGCCTAGATGCCCTGCGAGATGCGTATCAGGCGCGGGAACTGGCTGTCGTGGCCTCAGAGACCACGCAAATGGCCCTAGCGGGCAAGCCGCAGGTCGATGAGTTTGTCGCCAAGATTAGCAAAGTCCTAGCCATCAGAAACCAGACGGCTACTCAAGTGTCGCTCAAAGACGCTGCCTCACAGGTAATGGCAGACCTCGCCAAGCTCTTGTCCGGTGAGGCTGAACAAACCGGGATGACTTGGCCTTGGCCTGATATGACCAAGGAACTAGGTGCCGCGACTGGTGGCGAACTGATCGTCATCGCTGCCCGTCCGGGTGTCGGAAAGTCCTCGATGGCCCGCGACATCTGCCGCCATTTCGCGTCCCGTTATGGCGACACGTTGCTCTTTTCGCGTGAGATGCCGGTCAAGAAGGTGTGCAAGGGTTTGGCCGGAATGATGTCCGGCGTATCCGTCCGAGCAATTGAATCCCGGCAAGCCTCCCAGCACCAGATTAAGGCATTCGAGAACGCCCTGAAGGAGATCGAGGTAAACCTGTCGAAGAAGCTGCACATCTTCGACAGCGACCGGAATCCCGCTCAGATCGCCGCCCGCATCGAAGCCTGCAAGGCGTTTATGCAGGTCAAGGCTGTGGTCATCGACTATCTCCAGCTCTACGTGCCCCCGCATGGGAAGGGAGAGACGCGGGACATTGCCATTGGACAGACGACGTTGGCGTTCAAGGACCTCGCGGTCTCGATGGGAATTCCCGTGATCCTACTGGCGCAGGTGAGTCGGGAAGTGGAACGCGAGAATCGCATTCCCCGCCTCTCAGACCTCCGGGAATCGGGCAACATCGAGCAGGACGCAGATAGGGTCATCTTCATCCATCTGCCCACGGAGAACTCCGAGGGCGGCACACAGAGTCTCAACGACCAGACCGTTCAGAATCTAGAGGTTGAGATTGTGCAGGCCAAGGGCCGGGACAACGGCTGCGCCTCCATCCGAATGGTCTTCAACCGTCCCACTACCAAGTTCCAGCAACTCGCACGATGAACGGCAAAGGAGATTCGCCAAGGAATAATCACTCGGAAGCCTTTCGTACTGGCTGGGATAGGGTTTTCGGCAAAGAAAAGGCTTCCCTCCCGCAGAAGAATCCACCACAAGAGAGGCGAGATAAAGATGATAAAAATGATACCCACACGAGACGACTACGAGACGCAGCTCGCTAAGGCTGCGATGGTGATCAGCGGCTTTCTTAGCCGCTTTGAAGAACCGACCTGCCAAGAGCAGGCTGAAGTTGCCGAGATGGCGATGCTTTGGATGCAGGAAACCAACGAAATGCTAAACACAGATGAAAACGTCGGAAAAAATTGACCTGATTAGCGCAGCCCTTCTGGCTGCTCAGCGCGAGGTGGAGAATGCGTCTAAGGACGCGAAGAATCCCCACTTCAAAAACTCATACGCCAGCTTAGGCTCGGTGATTGAGGCCACCAAGGCACCGCTCAACAAAGCCGGAATCGTAGTCCTCCAGACGCTCGGAGATGGCGGGGATCGGGTGCATCTGACCACCCGCCTCCTGCACACCTCCGGGCAATGGATCGAGGACACGGCTAGCTCCCCGCTGCCCAAGGCTGACCCGCAGGGAGTCGGCTCCGCGACGACCTATCTCCGCCGCTACGCCCTCGCCGCATTCCTCTGCATCACGCAGGAAGACGACGACGGTGAGGCTGCTCGGCCCGCTAACCCTGTCATCAAGAACTACGTTCCTAAGCCCGTCCAGAAGGACGATCCTTTCTGATCCGTAACCTAAACCAACAATAATATGACCTACGACAATACCAATAAGGGCGTTCTTTTCCGCGATTCCGAGAAGGAAGAGGGTTCCAAGAAGCCTGACTACACCGGCAAGCTCAACGTGAACGGCAAGGACTACCGCCTCGCCGGATGGCTCAAGGAGGGCAAGTCTGGCGGGAAGTTCCTGTCGCTGTCCATCAGCGAGCCCCGCACCAATAAGCCGTCCTCCTCGGACGAACTCTGATGCATTGGTACACCACGGAGGGCGCGGCTGCACACACGCAGCCAACCAAGAAAGGGGCCAAGAATCCCTTCCGGGCCACCACGATTCGGGACGCGAAGGAGCAGAAGCTCCTTCCGTCCATCACCGGCATCCTGTCGGTCATCGACAATCCGGCCCTGAATCGCTGGAAGATGGGCAAGGTCGCGGAATACTGCTTCAACGCGCCTCCCATCGGAGATGAGCAGATGGACGAATACGTCGCCAATGCCCTTTCCAAGGCATTAGACGAGGTTTCGGACGCTGCCGAACTTGGCACCCGAATCCACGCCAACATCGAGGCACATCTCAAAGGGCAGCCTGTTCCTCACGATGGCATTGAGTTGGGAATGGCTATGGACGCTATCGAAAAGGTGTATTCGGAGGACCTGATCATCGCAGACTCCGAGGTGACCGTTGTTTCACAGGAGTACGGCTATGCCGGGACCACGGACCTTGCGGTGACTAAGGGTCCGCTGTGCGGGATCTTGGACTTCAAGTCCACCAAGACGCAGCCCGGCGAGCCCATCACCCCTAAATTCGGGCACATCCCCCAGATCGCGGCCTACCACGTCGCGTACTGGTGCAACGGTGGACCCATAAAGGAGAACTCCGTAGGCTACAACGTCTACATCTCCACGACGGAACCCGGACGTATCGAGGTGGTTGAATACTCAGCCGCTGAGATGCGCGAGGCGTTTGAACTGTTCTGCTCCGCAGCCCAAATCTGGAGGTACAAGAATGGCTACGATCCCCGCCGGGCTTAGCATCGGAGATTGGCAGAACATCCGTAAGTGCGTAGCAGTACGCGCAGGGATGAGCCAATCATTCAACCCCAAGACTGCCCAACAGCTCTGGAAACTCCACGACAAGCTTGCGACGTTCTCCTCTCCGAAAAGTAAGCCGAAAAAGGCAGCAAGCCCTGAAGCTCTACCGGGAGCTGAAGGCTGAGTATTTGTCAGTCAACCCGTCCTGTGAGTGCTGTCAAAAGCGGGACGCACAGGACATTCACCACAAGCTTCCCCTCGGGCGTGGGGGGAAGCTCTGTGACACTCGCATCTTTATGGCGGTCTGCCGTCCCTGCCATAACCTGATCCACGCCAATCCCAAATGGGCGGCACAACACAACTACCTATGCGAAAGCTCGAAACACTTGAAGAGCGACTGATGGAAGACCTGCTCAATGCCATTGGGTCCGAAGAAGACCCTGTTGAGCAATTCCGGGCGATGGAGCGTTATCACAAGTTCGTTCAGGCCAGAGGCGAACGCCTCCGGTCGGAGTCAGTCCTTGAAGATTGAGCACAGAGGCCAGCTTCTCTTCCACGTCACTTCGGAGTCGAAGGAAGAGGAGTTCTATGTATGTGACCTCTCCCTCCACAAAGGGAGGGGTCAATGCACCTGCCGGGACTGGGAAACCAGATGTCAGCCCCGCCTGAAGGAAGGGAAGAATGCTGAGTACCCCCAGACAGACAGAGATAGATGCAAGCACATCCACGCCTGCGTCCTATGGCTGGGCAATGAGGTCATTCGGAGGACGATAGGATGAGCCTCGATTGCAACACGGAGAATGGTCGCCGGTACATCAGCTACCAGCATCTGTGTCTGCAATCGTTCTGTGCCGCTAAGAAGGTGGGCTATGCCACTACCGCCGACACCTCGGATGCGGATGTGGACGCCATCCTTTGGCGCTCGTCCATCGTAGGGGTTGCGGAGGTGAAAACCCGCAATCTCACCCATCAGCAGCTTTCCGGCTTTGGCTCCTACTTAGTCACTTTCGCCAAACTAGAGAAGCTTAGGTCAGTAGCCAAGTCACTCCGCTGTCCCGGCCTACTACTCGTCTACCTCATCCCAGAGACCAAAACGGTCTGGTGGAAGGTATGCGACAGTCAGGGGGAGTGGACGGTAGATGTTAAGGTGGAGCGAACGTCAACGCAGGCCACCTGCAATGGAGGAACGGCAATGCGAGACAACGCCTACCTGCCAGTCTCTTTAATGAAATGTTGAAGCCCCACAACGATGGACAATGGACCCCAGCTAGATTCCGTAGCTTCATTACATCTGCATTGCGTAGGGCTTCTGGGCGATGGGGGCCTAAGCACACTTGCCGCAAGGCTGCGCGAGTTGGACGAAATCAGTACGTCTGCGCCGCCTGCAAAAAGGTCGTTGGCAATTCAGAAACCCATATTGATCACATCAACCCCGTCGTGGACCCTGTACGCGGATTCCAAGGATGGGATGAGTACGTCGCCCGGCTTTTTGTCGAGGCCGCCGGGTTCCGTCTTCTATGTACGGAATGCCACTCACAGGTCACCGCACAGCAACGTGAGATAAGGAAAGCTAACAAGAAATGAAGACCTGCGGCCAATTCTACGGACACTTCGTCGATCTGGAGATCGAGGAGAACAAGCCCTTCACCCTCATTCCGTTCGGGGATGTTCACCGCGACTCCGATATGTTCGCGGATGGGCATTGGCGGGATTTCTTGGCTTACGCCAAATCCAAGAAGAACGCCATCTTCCTCGGGATGGGCGACTACACGGACGGGATGAGCACCTCGGAGCGGATGGTTCTCGGCCCGCTACACGACACCACCAAGAACACGTTGAAAGATGTTTATAAGGGCGTTACTCGGACTCTTGCTAATGAGTTGCAGTTTATGCGTGGGCGCTGCATTGGCCTTCTTGGCGGCAATCACTATCTTGATCTTGGTGACGGCAACACTACCGATCATCTACTTGCGGCGGCTCTGGGCACAAAGTTTCTGGGGGTGTCTGCCATTGTCGGTATAAGCCTCAAGAGCAAGCGAACGCACCACAGCCATCTGCTGACCATCTTCGCCCATCACGGCAGGGGAGGAGGAGCTACCATTGGCGGGCAGTTCAAGTCGGTTCAGGATATGGTGCCGTGGACGGAGGCTGACATCTACCTGATGGGCCACACCCACGGGAAGGGCTGTCTGCCCCTATTCCCCCGCCTCCAGCTAAAACGCGGAGCCAAGAAGGAGCCTGTCATCCGGGAACGCGCCATCTGGGGTGGTCGCACCGGGTCCTTCCTCAAAGCTTACGAGTCCGGGAAAGTGAGCTACAACGTGGATGCTGGGCGTGCCCCCGCCTCCTTGGGGTGGATTGAGTTTGAGATCACCCCCGTCCGGGTAAGGGTGGGGGGTGAGGATCACATCGAACTGCGCATCCGGGGCACCGCCTAAAACGCTCACAGAGGGCCCTAGAATCGATTTTAAAGGGTTTTGACGTGCCAGACGTACTAGAGCCGCTCTACCAGTTCAAAGCCCACGTAGAAGGGGTTCTGGTGGAGACTAAGGAAGGTCTCACCGTAATGCCCATCAGCAGGCATAAGTTCACACTTGTGGGTACGGCTCCACACCCGGACGCCGGCCAACCTACCTATCTAGGGGAGATATGGTCCGGCCCTACGGACGGGCAACGGTTCTGGTTGGAGCCGGGGTGGTACGAACGGATTAGCGAGTGGGCTGACCTTGTGTAGCCTGATCCTTGGTCATCGCCAGATTAACCTGCGTGGCATACACGGGATTAAGCTGTGCAAACCGCACTAGGTCATACCCGACCGCCTGAAGGTCGCGGCTGAACTTGGGGTTCAGGTAAATCTGCGTGGCGACGTTGTACATCTTGTTATCCACCGCACTCAGCACGGAACGAGCGCCCTGAGCCGCAATCATACCTGACGTAATGGTGCCAGCCGCGCCACCATATGCCGCAGAAATTGCACGAAGGTCGTTAAAGACATCCTCCGTTCTGCCCTGAATTTCTTGGCGGTACTGAATGATGCCGGAAATCGGCTCCACGACCTGCTTCTTGATCAGGTCAAAACGATCCTTACCGATCAACTGAGCTAGGTTTTCGCGCTGACGACGAATCTTGTCGCCCGGATTGTAGAAGAAGTCGGCAACCTCCCGAAGGCTAAGACGATCAGCATTCTCGTAGGTTTGAGGGATGAAGCGCCGAACGGCGTTGGCTGCGGCAATGTCCCCAATTTGGGACACCAAGTCGGACTTTCCAGCAGAACCAGCCGCCTGAATGAACCGCTTAACCACAACCGGATCGACCTCCTGAACGATACGCTCTGCCAGATTGGCGTTATTGGCGTAGTCGTTGGGATCGATCTTGAAGTTGGTGTCCGCAAAGAAACGAACAAGCGGGTCGTTGGCCGCAGTCTGATACTCCTGCCGCAAGCGGTCTACGTTCTGACCCGCCGTCCTAGCCTCGTTTTCGGCCTTCCGAAGCGCAGCCATACGCCGAGGAATGTTCGTATCCAGCAGGGCGTCCTTTACCGACTTGCGATAGACAAGCGCCTTGGTGGCTACGTCCACTCCGTCCTTCGGCAACATAGACAGCCAATCCGTCAGCTCTTGCTGCGTCACACGACCGTCGAACTTCTTGTCGATGAAGCGGGCGAGGCGACGGAAGTCGTGCGTGTCAGCGCCAAAGACTTCCTTGATCGGGAACCCTCCCCGACTCTCCAACGCAGCCACATTGCGGACGAACTTCTCGGGATCAATAGCCTTTACGCCAGAAAGCATAGATGCCTCGCGGGCACCGTCCACCAGACTAGCATCGAACATCCCCTTGAGAAGCCCGGCATTAACGTGTTGCCGGAAGTTGTCGGCTACGGCCAAGTCGGCGGGATTCTTGATCTGTCCCGTAGCAATGGCCTCCTTGCTCACGCCGCCAAGGAAGTCCGAATACTGGTTCAACTGCTTCCATGCAGGCGAGTTCTTGCCCCCAGTCACGACTTGATTGAAGAACTCCTTGAAGCGACCATTGGCCAGCAAGTCAACCACATCGCTTCCAAGGGCGTCAACGCTCTGGGCGTAGGCTCCGTTCGCCGCCTTCCATTGCTTCAGAATGTCCTGTCCGTAGGTGCGTTCAATGAAGGATTCAGCGGCGTTCTTCACGACGCCATATTGCTCAGAGGCCAGCTTTTCAGCCGCACTAACCACCTTGGGGTCAGTAGACCCATTAGCCAACCTGCGTGCAAAGGCGTTCTTGAACTCCAAAAACTCCTCGCGGGTCAGAGACTGACGCTGACCAAAGGCATCGGAAATAGCCTCAAGGAAGCGTTCATTGGCGCGGGCACCAGCCAACAAGCCGCCCGGCTTGGAAGCGGCACTTGCGGAAGCTAGTACGTCATCAAGGCCAACAACCGCATCGTTGATCTGTACGCCTGTGGCGTCGTACATCGCAGAGCGAGCCAACTTAACAGCCTCCACCGAATCCTTAGCGACCTTCTGGATTTCCTGACCAATGGTGTTGCTGTCGGTCTGGAACAGAGACGGGAGTTTCGGACCGAAGACCTTGCTCACGCCTTGATCGAAAGCCGCCTTGGCCCGCATAGAGGCCCGCAGGGCAACTTCCGCGTCAGCCATAAGCTTCCGAGCATCCGCAGAATACGAGGATCGGGCGCGATCCGCAGCCTCTTTCGCCGCAGCGGCAACACGCTCCGCCTGCGCATACTGATCACGCAGCGTGTTCAGATTCATATTCCGCATCAGCTCCTCAGCCACAGGCGTGGCATCAGGGGCTTCCGCGACAAGCCTGCTAGCTACGGAAGGAAGGTTTTCGTCCAGCTTAACGATGCGGTCAACGGCGGCAGGGACGTACTTTTTAAGCGCCCTCTGCTCCATCCCGAACAAAGCGGGGTTAGCCTCTCCAAGGGCAACATTGGCAATGGTGCCATCAGGATTGAAGAGATTGGCCCCACCTCGGGTGGCCGAGATTTCCTTTGCGCGGCCCAAAGCAATCTCAGCACCAGCGCCCATACGCGCCGCAACGCCAGCCAGCGGAGGAATGGTGAACCGCAGGACGTTATCCACCGTTCCCTTGGACTCAGGGAACATCTCTCCAGCCTCAATGGCGCGAGCGCCCTCGCTTCCCAACCCAGCACTCACCGTGGAGAGCAAGAAGCTAGCTACACGCGGGCTAGCTCCAGCCACAGGCTCCGCAAAACGCAGAATGGGAGCGCCAGCCGCCACCGCACCAGCTACCGACTTCAGAGGCTCCATTTCCTTACGCTCGCCAGTCAGCTTCTCTAGAAACTGAGCAATATTTTCAGTCGCAAGAATGGTGCCGCCCATCGCCAATGCTGGAGCCAATCCTACCCCACCAGTAGCAAATCCAACGGCTAGTGGTACGCCGTAACGAATCCCACCAATGGCACCTTGCTGCGCCGCCTCCACAGCACCTTGTTGCAGGGCCTGCATCCCCGCCTCACCACGCCGCTGCGCCTGAGAGGCAGTCAGTCCGGTAATAGACGATACGGGCGCAGGAGTGCCCGGCATCAACCCTTCAATTACAGGCTGGGCAGCAACGGGCGCAGGGGGTTGCTGGCGAGAAATAGAGGCAGCAACGGCCTGCTGCTCTGCGGCCTGCTCTTGGGCCAAAAGGGTCTCAGCCTCGGCTACAGCAGCCTTAGCAGCCTCAACGTCTCCAGCCGCAACAGCGGCTGCGTGCTTGGCCTTAATTTCAGCGCGTGTAGCCATTAGAAGTTAGCAGGAAGACCCGGCATTTCCGCGCTGGGCTTGGAGGAAAGGACCTTGAACGCAAACTGAGCATTGGAGTCTCCTTTTGAGGCTTCGCCAAATGCCTGAAGCTTGTTCTGAAACGTCGATTCTACGCGAGCTAGCTTTGCCTCAACACGGGCCTGAATCTTCTTTAGAACCTCTGCACTTGGAACCCGCTCATCGCCGGTAGCAACACGTTGCAGGAAGATAACGTCACGATCTGACGAAGCGCCCGGAAGCTGACGGGCAATAGCAAGAACGGAACTAGCAAGCGCAGAAGCAGCCGCCTGATAAGCGTCGGCCTCAGTCTTGAATGCATCGGACCCGACTACTTGAAGCGCACGGGCACCGGCATACTTGATAGCACCAGCAGGTCCGCTAAAAGCCTTGGACCCGGTGATCTCATTAATAGCAGCGCCGTAGTTGGCGATTGCCTCGCGAAGCGAAAATATGTCACCCTTCTCCTTGGCCAAGTCGGAGTAAATCGTATTGATCAACCCCGGTCCATAATTGGTAGTGCTTTGAGCGCGTCCAGCTTCAATCGCGTTCTGCCGAATCTTAGCATCTTGAGCAGCGGTTAATGGCTGTCCATTATTAGCCTCAACAGCAGCCTGCCTCAAGGATTGGTAAAGAGCTTCGGTTCCAGTAGGAGCCTTTTCAGGCTTACCGGCACGTAGAGCAGCAGCCTCAGCTATCGTCTTATCGCGTTCCGCACGCTGACGAGCCAACTGAAGATAGGACATTTCACCCGCCATCTGCTGCTCAGGCGTGAAAAAGGCCCGATTGACGGGGGAAGGCAGATTCCCACCACCCTGCTGAAGATAAGCCGCAACCTGAGCAGCCTTGCGCTGGTCTTCCAAGGCCGCATTGCGGGCAGCCGCAGCCTCACGTAAGGCGTTCTGCTCAGACTGGAACTTGACGAAAGCCGCAGGACCACCAGCCGCGCTCAAACCCGCCTTGGCAGCCTTGTCGTCAATTCCGGGAAACTGGTTCTTGATGAACTCAATGCCCTCTTGCTCCTTCTTCTTCTCTTCCTGCTTCTTCAGGTAGTTCTGAATGCCGCTGCCGACACTCTGCCCAAAGCCGGCAAGCCCCTGAGCAATGCCCTGAGCCCCGGCCACCGCTCCCTGCATATAGGGAGAGTAGTCAATACGACCAAGACCAGCCTGTACGCCTTGTCCAATGATAGCCATATTAAGCGAAGTTGTAGCTGATTCGGCTGTCCATCCAACGACGGATTAGGGACTTCAGTTTCGGCTTGTTGCTGATGAACTCGGCAAACCGCTCCCCGTGCTTGATGTACAGGTTGCGGAACCACGCAGGGGCCTTGGAGAACAGCCACTCGCGGAACAGTACCCACTTGGGGTTCTCCTTGCCATAGACCTCTCGGGCTACCCAGCAATACTTCCCGACAGCAGCGCCGCCAATAGTCCCAAGGCCCTGCATCAAGCCGCCCATCATAGCGCCCTGAGCCCCAGCCCGCGCACCGTAGGTAGCAGCTTGATAGTTGCCCAGATTAGCCGCATTCTGGAGACCAAGGTTGATGCCAGCAGACGGATCAAAGAGCTGCGGACCCATCCCCATCTGGCCCTGACTGATGCCCTGCTGCTGCGCCCCAAGGCCCAGAGCATAGGGAGTCTGGCCGAAGCCAATGAGGCCGAGGCTAGCCGCCGTGACGCCCTGCTGCTGACCAGCCTGCTGAAGCGCGTAAGCGCGATCTGCACCAAGCATCGCCTGCTCAGAACCGAGGACAGCGCCAAGGTTGGCAAACCGCTGCTGGGCCTGCTGGGCCTGATAGGCGCGATTAGCCTCCGCAGCCGACATCCCAAGCTGGGCATTGAACTGCTGGGCCGCGAGATTCTGACCAGCCCCAAACTCAAACGCCCGCTGTCCCACGCCCTGATTGGCAAGCGCCGCCTGAAGGTTGGCAGCCTGATTCATCTGCTGCACGTTCTGGGCGTTCGTGATGTTGAACTGCTGGGCCATATTGGCCGCCGCCTGATTTGCCAACGCAGCCTGAAGCGCCGCCTGCTGATTGGCCCGCGAAGCATCGAGGGCGCTGCTGACGTTGAACTGACCCGCCTGAAGCTGGGTTCCGACATTGGCCTGCTGACGGGCAATATCCGCCCGGAGAACATCCGTAGCCAGCGCCTGACCCTGTTGCTGGGCTCCCAAAAGCTGCTGGTTGATTTGCTGGGCAAGAGCAATGTCCTGCACCGACCGCTCACGCGCCGCTCCCGCACGGGCAAGAGCCTCACCGGCAATGGCCGCATTGTCAGCCAAACGCCCGGAAGCCGCAAAGCCCTCACGAGTGCCCTGCGTAGCCGCCCTGATCTCCTCCGGGGTGAGCTGGCCGGGAGCAGTAGCACGGGCCATCCCCTGAGCCTGCAACGATTGGGAAAGCGGGCTCTGCTGCTGGGCTTGAAGAGCCTGCTGATAGAGCGACTCGCCAAGAGCCCCAGCGCCAATCTGACCCGCCTGCACCTGACCGGCAGCAATGCGCTCCGCAGCCGCCCGCTCAGGGGTAAGAACGCCACCAAGCTGAACCTGCTGCGCGGCAACCTGCTGAGGAGTGAATCCACCCATCGCCGCCACCCGCTCGGGACTGATGGCCTGAGTCTGAGGAGCCTGCATCGCAAGCCGCCCCATCTCGTTCAGATAGCCACTAGCCTGCCGCCCACCCATCGACTCGGCCTGAGCCAGAGCCGCCGCCATCTGCGGATTAGCAGCCAAATAAGCCTCACGGGCCTGCGGGGCATACGCCCCAAGCTGGGCAAGACCAAACTCCGTAGCCTGCGTCTGGAGGCTCTGGCCAAGCGCCGCCTGACGGCGAGCCGCCATATCAGCCAAATCCAGAGTGCCGTAGAAGCCCTCTTCCGTGCCCGGAGCCACCCCGATAAGGGTGTTCATCAGGTCGCGCTGATTTAGCGCCGTGTACTGAGGCCGATAGGTAGACTCGGCTTGGAACAGTAGCTGCTGGAAGGCCGGGTCGGCCATCTCCCGCACAAATTGACTAGCAGACTGCCCGGCGCTAACGGGGGCTGGCGGAGGGGGAGGTGAACCTACCTTTAAGCTCATAGAGTGCTTTGGCTTTGTTGAAAGGGAAGAAGCGAGGTTTTAGGTCGTTCCTAGCCCCGCGTTGCCAGCCAACGTAAGGTAGTGACCACGGGAGGATTCTAGCAAAGATGGCTGGTGCTTTCGGCCCTATCGCCAACTCCACCCACCAACAGTCAGGAGTGGGTGGATTGATCTCCCAAAATCTTTCCCTCAAGCACGGACGGAAGAGAACTAACGCCTCCGGCTCAGAGTAACAATATCCGTACTGGGAATAGAACCCGTGTACGTTGGCAAAATCCGGCCCATAAAGGGCCAGCGCACGCTCAATGGCGTTAGGCAAACTTGGTTTGGCTGGCGAAGACGATGAAGGTAGCACTTCCCGTCTTAAAGATGGTGATCGTGTAGGCGTCCACACTAGACGCATTACCCGCAGTCGGGGCCGTGCCACCCGCCCACTTCGGGGTCACGCTGGACCCGTCAATCTGGAAGCCGGACTGGTAGTAGGCCGTGGACCCCTGAGTGACCAGAATAGCCAAGCTGAGGCTATCCCCCGTCGCCATCACGTTGTTCAGGGTCGTCGAACCATCCCCGCGCACGTTCAGCGTCCAGTTCCCAGATGCATTTGAGGTGCAATACAGGACCGCCCCATCCAGAGCGTTGTAGTTGACGGTCCCCGTAAGCGAAGTAGCCGCAATAGAAGCCTTTTCCAGCACTTCGTAGATGGAGGTAGTGCCGGACGCCGAAAGGGTCGTAAACGCCCCGGAAGAGGCCGTAGAAGAGCCAATAGGGCTGTTCTGGATGGACGTAGCACTCAACGCCCCGCCACTAGTCCAAGAAGGGCCTCCCGTGGACAACTTAGCCGGGGTGATGCCTCCGTCCTTGACGATGATTGCCCCAGAGGAGAGCTGGGTAGTCGCTCCATCCACCGCCCCGGACACAAAGGTGGCATTATCCACCAGATTGTTCAGGGTGGTAGCCGTAGGGGCATCGCCGACAGCAAAAGTGGTGCCTTTGGAAAGGACAGGCATATTAGGAGGCTTGAGAGATAGTTGGGTCGGTGATCATCGCCTGCACCTTTACGGCCCTCAACTTCGGTCGCCCATTGGTAGGGGCCACCGTCATCTGGATGCCATAGCCGCGCTTGTTTCCGATTCTACCACGCAGCGACGCATCTTCGGCTACCGCCAAATTGGAGCCAAAGAGGCTTGAGAGAGAGCCAAGATCAACAATGGCATCGGGATTCTCCACTTCCGCCGAGAACGTCGCGTTCGATGACTCCGAAGCAGAGCTTTCAATATGGAACTCATAGGAATTGAACTTCTTGCGGTCCATCATCCCGTAGGCGTACTGACGAGTAGTGACGCTGCTGGAGATGGGGTAGATGGCGGGGCTGATCCCGGCAAATAGGGACAGATTGTCATTCCCGTCCTCACGGGCGTCAATCTCGTGGATGGAGCCACTAGGACTGATGGTGTACAGGGAGGCCAGCCCGCTGTTGTCCGCGACGATGAAGTTGTCGATCTCCCAGCCAGTCCGCCCCGTCGTATCCAACGACTCCCATCCCTGATTCAGGAAGTTGTAGATGAGGATGGCGTTATTGGTCGTGGAGGCGTCCAACGGCACCGCGAGGTAGTAGCGGTTGTTGAAGTAGGCCGCTACCGCCCTATCCGCATAGTCCTTGTTAATCCGCTGAATCGTGGCCGCAATAGGCTCCGACAATGGTACGCCTGCACCTCTTAGGTTATAAAGGTCACCGAAGGCCGCGGCATATACCCCATTGTCGGAAAGGAACAGAACCTGATTCCCGATCTGGAGGATGGACCGGCGGGCTACACATCCGACCTCAGACGTAATCATCTGAACAGCCGTGTCAGCCACCGACCCGCTGATTCCCCTCACCAGATGGATGGAATTGCGGTTAAAGACGAGGAGGTTGTCCTCGGAGAAGGCTTGGAGTCCAACTACGTTGTCAGCCACACCAGCCGTGATCCGGTACTGGTTCTGGATGCGGTCGTAGGTGTCGCTGTCCAGAATGTCGGAGGCAATGATCTCGTCTCTGACATTCCTGTCAGTATAGGAACCGGCACCCGGCTCATACCAGTAAGGAACCCACAGACGGCGTTGGTGGTAGTAGCCCCATCCCGGCGCGGGCATATGGATGAAGCCCTTCCCGGAACTAATCTTCTTGGACACCACGATGCGGTCCGAAGAAATGTCCGGCACCTGCCCAAGGAACTTGAAGCTGTTGGCCGTAGGCACATCGCTCACCGTGTACGGGAAGTCTCCCTCCTGAAGCTCGGAGGATGCCCGGTCGATGACGTAAACCGTATCTCCAACGGAAAGCCCGTGGGAGTTGGCCGTGATGGTAACCACGCCATCCGTGATCGAGGCATTCCCCGCCGCATCGAAGTATACAGGCTGCGTATACACCCCACTAGCCACCGCCGTAAAGGCTGGACTGCCAGAAAGGGCTCCGTTCCATTCCAAGGCGGTCTGACCCTCGCGGAACATCAGCACCTTGTCGAAGCATTGTAGGAGTTCGACAGTCGAGGAGATGGATACGCCAGCCGGATAGGAGATGGTCACCGAAGCCCCGCCACTAGCAGGGGTAGCAATGGCGTTCTGATTGGTTGCCCGGATGATGTAGTTGGCGTTCTGGCTGGAAGGGTCGGAGAAGAGGCAAGACCCGTAAACGCCGGTCGTAGCCGTAGCCGTGAGCTTGGCCGGACCGGCCACCCCAGAACTGACGGTATAAGTCTCACTCCCCGTGGCTCCGGGGATGGTGAAGGTGAACTGGGTGGTGCTAACGACCGTAATCACCCGATTCCCCGTGGGGTCCACCGTGCCGCTAACGCCAGCGATGTTTACCAGCGTATTGGTAACAAAGGCATTCGTGGCCGTATTTACCGTTACGGTGGTGCCCGACCGGCTAGCCGAGGAGATGCTGGCAGTGGCGTACAGATACCAGACGGCGGGAGATGTAAGCCGGATGGACTCCGTATTGGCTGTAAGGGTGGGACCGAAGCTCTCCAGCCCCTTGCGAGTCTGCCAAGCCCCCTCGATGTCCATCCGCCCGTTGATGCTGGAATAGACCTCCCCGCCCTTCAACTGGTCAGGACGGAGGCGGTTATTGACCCGCGTAAAGCCTACGTCGCCATCGTCAACAATGGCCGAGTCTAGTGCCCCAAACTTGGAATAGCGTGCCATTATTGATAGAGGTAGCGAACGACGAAGACGCCACTCGCGCCATTGTATCCGGTGCCGGTATCGTCCTCATACCCACCGCCCTCGCCGGTGTTAGCAGAGGGGCCAAGATAGGTGCCGTCTGTAGAAAACGGGCCGCCGCCAGCATAGGAGTTTCCGGTGACAGAAGTGTCGTTGTAGGCCGACCCTCCCGCACTAGTGCTGCCAGCTCCGCCAGCACCACCACCACCACCAGTCCCGCCAACATTGCCAAATCCACCAGAAGAGGAGGTAGGCTGAAGGGCGGAACCGCCTCCATCCGTACCCGCGCCACCGGAACCGCCAGAGCGCCCGACATTAGTGCCGGGAGTTCCACCACTAGCAACGCCACCACCGCCGCCAATGGCGGTTAGGCCAGCAAACGTCGTATCTCCACCGTTGTTCCCGGCGTTGGTCGCAAGCGCACCACCCGACCCTACGACTACGGAGTAGGACCCAGCGGAAGGCGTCTGAGCCGTCCTAACGACCACACCGCCACCGCCACCACCTCGTTGATTGGCCGACCCGCCGCCACCAGCAACGAGAATGTAGTCAATCGTCCTGCCCGAAGGCACCGAGGCTACTGAAAACGTCCCCGAAGACGTAAATGTGTGGTATTTGTAATTCCCACTAGTGGTGATCGTCCCGCCCGTGGCTGAGATGAACCCAGCCGCCGTCCCCCGACGGAAGGCCCCAAACGCCCGCAAAGAGGCAGCACCAACTGTGGACAGGACAGGCATACACCTATCCTACCACTTACCGCCGCTTCCGCTTGAAATCGACTCCCTTGATGGACCCCTTGTTCGCGGCAGCGTAGAAGACCCGTTGGGCCTTCTCCTTGCCGTAGCTTTCCTGCATCTTGGAAAAAATAGACTTCCCCTTCTTGGTTAGTGGCATAGGATTGTGTTGTGCCTAAAGGCGTTCATTTACCTAGACGCATTGTAGTATGCCAAACCTGTGCTACCTCGTTTTCGTGCGAAGGGTCTAGGGTAGATGCCAAGTTTTGTAGTCGAAAGTGCCTAAATGAAGCAAGGCGCAGCCTACCATTTGCAGAGCGTAAGTGCATAGGATGCCAAAAGCCGTTTGTTCCTAGAAGCAAAGATAATGCGACGTACTGCTCTCGCGGGTGCTGGAGTGTAGTGAAGTCGCAAAACCACAAAAAACAGGGAATCTTCTCAAACTACAAACACGCCAAGGCCCTGCTTATGCAGGATACGAAGGCGTGCTCAAAATGCGGCTGGGACAAAGAGGTGGGAATCTTGGAATTGCATCACATCGACCGGAACACCAAGAACAACCACATATCCAACCTTCAGGTCTTGTGCCCAAACTGCCACTCCTTGGACCATTTTTACGCCAAGGATGGTCAGTTTAAGAACAACCTAGGAGTGGTGCGGCTAGACCTTTAGGAGCACTTCTTACGGGAGGTCCCGTGGTTACGCATCTTCATCGAGCCGTATTCCATCATACGCTCCTTCTTGGATTCGCCCTTCTCGTGGCGCATCTCGTGCTTCTTCGACTTGTACTTTTCGCCGGATTTGCTCATAGGATTAACAGGACCAAAGAACCTTGCGCGCCCAGTAGTTGGCAGAGAGCTTACCTTCCCCGCCCTTAATACCCCCAGAACGGGCGCAATAGGACTTACGGCGCTCCTTGGAGCGGTGCTGGGTGTAGTCCTTCATCGAACTATCACCGAAATGGACAATCCTCTCCTGTCCATTCGCACAAGCCTTCACCACCTTCTTCTTCCCCGCCCTCCAGCTCTTCATCGGCTGGTTGCAGGGCATATCCGCCTTCTTCACTTGGCCTCCCTCCACCACTTCCAGAGTAAGTATGCAATTCCGAGAAGGGTGCCCACGAGAGCCGCCACTTGGTTCACCTGAGAGAGGGTGATGGACGCCGCAACTGGCGTCCCGGCAACGATGTAGTCCTTGGCGTGGAGCATCTGGCCTATCCTACCACGACTTTTTCTCCGCTTCTGCCAAAGCGTGAAGGACTTCCGAGGTGAAGTTGGGGGCAAACTGAGCCGCCGCTTTAAACTCGGGGTGCTTCAGGAACCTGTCCACCT